TGATTACTGAAACCGGAAAAGAGGAGTTCATCGCATGAACTGGATTGCAGATGCAGAAGTGAAAACCGCGACAGACTTGGATCGTGAGCGCAAGGACAGTCTGATCTCGCAGATTGAATCTCAGCGTAAAGCACAGGAAGCCCAAGGCGTGACTATCAACGGTGTGCGCTATGCGGGCTACCCTGGTAATCGTCAGGCATTAGCCGAGGCACTGGAATACGCCAGCTCAGCCGGTGTCACCACGTTCTCAGGTTGGAAAGATAGCGACGATGGCTTCCATGCCGATCATCCAGTAGCGGACGTACAGCAAGCGTATCAAGCGACTGGTACACGACGCAGTGAGTTGATCGCTAAAGAAGGTGAGTATGTGGCCCAGGTCGAAGATGGGTCGCTGACGGACGCGAGCAACTTGGCTTGGAACTGATAGAGTAGAATATAAAAAGCTGTGCCCTTGCCTTCCCTTCGGGGAGGGCTTTTTTCTATGTATGAGGAGGTGAAATGAATCAGAAAATGAGTTGGTACGATCAAGTGGACGCAAAGCCTTGGGAACCTGCTGACAAGATTGTACGCAACCCTGCGAACAGTTATAAACGTGTCACACAAGACCTTATCGACCTAATGCACCATTTTGAAGGCTGGCATAATGAAGCCTATCTCGATCCTGTAGGCATTCCAACAATAGGTGTTGGGTTTATTGAAGGCGTGGAAATGGGTGATTATATGACAGATGGAGAAATCACTATTCGTCTGAGAAATGAGTTGAGACGATTTAAATCGGCTGCTAATTCTGTAGTGAAAGTGAAGATCACACAGCAAGAGTTTGATGCCCTTGTCTCTTTTGCCTACAACTTAGGTACAGGCGCCCTCTATCAATCCACGCTCTTGTCAAAGCTCAATAACAGGCAATATCAGGAAGCCTCTGACGAATTTCCTCGATGGAATAAAGCAGGCGGAAATGTGCTATTAGGGCTTCAAAGAAGGAGGGATGCAGAGCGTCTCCATTTCCTTGGCGAAGATTGGCATAAATATCGCCGCAATTTCCCCTCGTAACCATGCTTAAAATATTTAAAAACGGAGATAATTGATTATGAGTGGGATAGTACATGTCGAAGTTTTAAACGATTTAATCACTAAAAAACCCCACGATAGTATATCGTCCCCATGGCTTGAGAAAGGGAGGCCAAGACGGATGCTTGTGCAGGATTTCCATGTGCTTGTACTTACCAAAGACAGGGGGACTCTCCCTATCACTGTCCCTGCTGGCTATACGTTCGATGGAGCGTCCATCCCTCGCTTACTGTGGTGGGTATTCCCTCCCTCTTACAATGCGTCTTGGGAAGCTGCGGCAGTGCATGACTGGATGTACAGTCATCTGCACACGCAATATTCTAAATCTTTTGCTGATGAAGTGTTCTATCAGATTATGCTTTCGCAAGGAGCGCATCCTTTTGTGGCGAAAGTGTTTTATAAATCCGTACAATTATTTGGAAAAGGAGGTTGGTGATGATTAAAAATATTTTCATAGCGCTCACTCTATCACTTGCATTAGCAGGATGTACAGCTCTTCAAGAGCGTAATGTATCTGCTAAATTGGCTGTGCAATACACCACATTGAAAGTGGTGGAGGAAGATAAACTATCCAAAGAGGGCATTAAGGATACGATTAAGTACGCAAGGGGTGTTATCAATGAAGATGGTCGTGTTGATTTAGATCAGCTTACATCATCTGTGCTATCTTACATTGACATTGCTTCAATGCCATCTAGCAGGCAACTCTTAATTCTCTCACTCCTAGAAGAAATCGAAGTGCAGATCAGATCTCGATCTATTGAAGGGAAGTATGTACAAAGCGTTAATGTACTTTTGGATTGGATTGAACAGTCACTGTTGTTATCTGAGGAGTAGGGCATGACTGACGATAAGATTAGTGTAAAAAGATTGGATAAGCTCATTGAAGGAAGCAGAAATAACGCTGACAGTATTGGCATTAGTGGTGCTGTAATTGCCTCATGGATATTCACGACATATTCTGGGGTGGTTATGCCTGCTGAAGTGGTGGCAGCAATGGGTGGGTTGATTGGCGCTATCAGTGCAAGGATCAAAAAATGATTACGGAGGGTGTATGAAAGCTATCACGAAAAGTATTGCTGCAATTTTGATGCTGCTGCCATTCACAGCAATGGCTAATGGACTGGACAATTCAGTTAGCGGAAGCTACTTTGAAGGGGAGTTTGAGCATGACACTAACCACACACTGAAGAAAGTGGAAGTGAGAAAGAGTGTTTGGGAAGATGAAGATTATTCCGTTTATGGGATTGGTATGTATGAAGATTATTCCCACCCTATTCTAGATTATAATGAATGGGTGGGTGTTGGTGTGCAAAGAGGGGGTGTTAATATTGAAGCACACTACAATGAAGATCACTTCCGTTATTCAGCCAGATACACAGGGAGTATTGATGATGTTGTTATAACCACTGCTTTCACCCACTCTGATAAATGGGAAGGGCAGTTTAGCCAAACATCTCTCAACTCTGGTGTAGGCTATCGTTTTGATGATGTCATCGTAATGGCAGAATATACAGTGGGAAATGTAACCATGCGAAGTGTTAATGATTGGTATGGATTGACAGTTAGATGGCAGTATTGAGAATAGCCCCTCTTGCGGAAGTGGTGCACTGTTGTAGGGTAGGGGCTGTGTCGGCAAGGATTAAGGGCTAAAATATAATAGGGATCAAAGGACGATCCCTGTATCTCTTGCTAGGGCTTGTTTATTACTATGCCAAGGCCCAATCAAAGGAAGTTCTTCGCCATCTACCATGTTAAACCAAACAACATCCCCGTAGAATCCATCTTGTCTCAAGGCATCTACCATAAAGATTCTATTAGTGTTTCCATCCGAAGGGACAAGCCAAACTTTATCCTTCCCTTCCACCTGCTTGTATGTACCCTCCATCTTACGTTTCATAGATAGCCTCCGCATTACGTGCAATCAATTCGCCTAGACGATGTTGATACTCACTATATAATTCTCCTGTACTCGCGTCAATCTTACCGCTCAGATTTTTTTCAAGTTTTGATGTATCGTAGGATTCAAGGTGGTTTCCCAAAGCGTACATATTACAAGCGTAGTGCATCTTATCCCGACTCGTTGACCACACCATTTCAGGGTTTATCATCACACGTCTCTTATTGTAGATGTCAAGCACACCTTTCTTGACAACACTCTTCTCTGCAAATCTGCTCAGGCATGCACTCACATCACTGGGCTGTACACCTGCATGCTCAGCCAACTCCTTCTGACTCACCTGCAAACAGTTATCTTCGGGGCACGAATGCTCAATCAATGCAAGCAACACTCTCATGTCCTTCCTGCTGAAATCCTTCAACTGTTCTAGCAAAGAAACTCCCATCTGACGATACTTCATACACCCTCCTAGTACGGTAAATTAGTGATAACGCTAACTTTTATTTCATAGAAAACTGCTATTATTCAACCACTTACACCTCATATATGCTCTACCCTGCTCTTATTTAATACTTCTTGAGGACAATTCTTCAAGGATATTCCCGACGAATCCATTCGGACAACACTCACAGCATCATACTATTAGGTAATAGGTGATTATCAATCAATAAAGTGCTTATGTCAATAGTTGTCAATAGTCAAGGAGTTTCTTGCAAGAGGGTTTTGCAAGCACAGTCCTCAAGGCATATCTAGCAAGAATGATCCTTGCAAGAGGGGTGCAGGAGAAGGGATATTTATCTTCTGTTACCTTCTAATTGCTGGATTCATGTGCTAGAGAGTTCTTACAATATATCCCTCCTATACCTCCCTAGTAAGACAGGAGAGAATTGTTGTTTATATTCAAGAGTTTACAGACCAGTTTTAAGGCAAGAAAAAGCCCTCAAATCGAGGGCTATCATCTCTACAGCCAATCATCCTTTCTCTTCTTCATCCTGACATCATCCTGCCCACTGATTCGCCAGCGTGTGTAGAGTCTAACACCGGCTGACATCACTATGTACGTCAATCCATTGTAGTAGTGGAAGCTAGTCCATGGGAGCTGTGCTGTGGTGTGGTCATCGCCTATAACACTGTTCTGAATCCAGTGCATCTGAATCGCCAGGAATAATGCACACACCAAGGCAATCATAACACTGATGCCTATCAGCCCATGCTTTATAAGGAGCTTGCCCTTCACTTTCATGCTCACATCAATCTGCAAATTCTGCATTTGCTTCTCTCTTTCAGTGATCGTCTCAATAGCCTTCTGCATGCTCTCGGTGATTGTTGCTAGCTTCTCAATCTGTACGACCAGTCTGTTTACGCTGTCTGCAAGTTCTTTCTCAGAAGATTCTAGGTTGGAAATACGCCTATCTAATTCTGTCTCTCTTGCAAACCTCACAGGCTGGCGCTCACTCTCTCGCCAATCTTCGCTCATACTTCCTCCTTAGTAGGGGACTTAAAGGTTTGACACATAGACAGAAATCGGTTGACATATTTTTCTTAGGATGTCAATATGTATGTTCATGGATACAGGAGGCATTTATGCACGAAACATTCAGCTATGAAGGACAATTCGACAGGTGGCAACCAAACAGCACAACCATCATCGTAGACACAGATAGGCCATACACAGAGATGGATAATATGGCAAAGGCATTGGTAGAATGTGAGCGTACAAAGGATTACGTGCGATACGATTGGATTGCCAATCTGATGCTGGATAGCCTGGAAGTGAATGCGTATTTGAATGTCCTGTGTAAAATCCATAACAGTAAGCCTGCTGACACGGCAAACGTAGACGAGAACAGTCCTAAACGTGGCACTTACGACCCTAGAAACGACGATCGTAGTTAAGCAGGGGCAATGTACAGGGTAGGCAATTCAAACAGTTTTAAGACTATTTAAGCACAGGAGACGATATGGAAGGTTATCCGAAAACATATTCATTCGTAGAGCCATTGATAGGATGTGACTTTGTAACGCTAGAAGTGGTGTTGACAGAAGATGAAATTCTTGATTGTTTCTGGCACTATTACCAGAAAGTGATGGAGAACCTGGGTCGAGAGGCCACCAAGCAACAGTGTATTGACGATTTCTTAGTGGTGAATTGGGCAGAAGAAGTCACAGAATTTCGTATATGTCCATACGGTGTTGTTAGAATGGATTATGAAATGTGGAAGAAGTATAAAAAATGGGCAACAGAACAGGAGCTTATATGAAAACAGGTGTAGACTATTTCCAAGACATTAGCCAATCCCTCACGCACATGATGACACATACAGTGAGGCTGGAAAAGGATGTGAGCAATCTGAAGAAAGTGATTCGGATTATGGCGAATGCAGAAGCCTTGGATGAAGAGGGAAACATCACACGACAATTCAGCCGAGAGGAAGCTGAATTTATCAAGAAAGTGTGCAATGAATTAGATGTGTTCCAAACTGGATACTCTCAGATTGGAGGAAGTGATGGCGCATAAGATACGCTCCACTTTCGACAGGTTTGAAATTGAAGATTTGGCAAAGGAGCTTGCACAGTATATCAAAAAGAATGCAGTGGAGTTGACAGATGAAGAGAAAGCAATTAAAGTAGAGCTTACTAAAGAAGAGATGGCACAGCTTTTCACTCAGGCTAAATTAGATGGTGTTAAGCTACTGCTACAGACAATTCAAAGAACGTCAGAGAATCCACGACTTACACTTAATGACTGGCGCAATCAGGATAAAGCAAAGAATCCTGAAAGGCACAAATGGTATGACAGGGTTCAGAAACGATACAATAATGACATTTAAACGCATAAACGATAGAGTAATGTAGGAGAGATTATGAACGAAGATGATATTAAAGCGTATGCGTACATGGTGGAAGACGCATTAACGAAACCTGAGATGTTTCAATTAGCCGTAGAACAACTGGCAGAGCAGCTAGATCAACAGCAAAGTGTGATCGCATCAGTGTTGCTAGGGTGTTATGCTTGCCATAATTTAGACGGAAGTGTTCATGTATTTCTGCGGGATTGGATTAACACAACAGTAGAGGGTTTTATTTAATGTATAGATCAGAAGTGGTAGGAAAACAAGGCATTACGGCAAGAGTGGTGGCCGACAGTATTTCTGAGCAAGGCAAGCGCATCACCACGTTTGAATTGGAATACCCACGTTTCATCCATTCTGAGGTATGCACACACCGCCAATTCTCACGCAATGCAATGAGTAGCCGCGCTGTTCCTATTAAAAAGATGATTGAGCAAGTAGAAACTTCACCTGCCATGCCAGTGCATTGGGGCAAGAATCAGCCAGGGATGCAGGCTAAAGAAGAGCATGAAAACGCTGAAGCATGCAAGGCTGCGTGGAAATATCTTGCAGCAGAAGTGGCAGGTGGGGCCTTAGCACTCTCTGAGGAAGGCTTGCACAAGCAGGTGGTAAATCGCATCTTAGAACCCTTCCAGATGATGAAAACTGTTGTTACAGCGACAGAATGGGATAACTTTTTCTGGTTACGTCACCACGAAGATGCTCAGCCAGAGTTTTATGAGTTGGCATCTTGTATGAAATGTGCGATGGGGGAAAGTGTTCCAGAAGAATTGGAAATGGGGTATTATCACACACCTTATGTCTCTCACATGGCTGACGGTGAAGGTGGTATGCAATACTACATTGATAACAATGGCAAAACTGAAATCCTCACTCTTGAAGAGGCGTTGAAAGTTAGTGCTTCATGCTGTGCCCAAGTGAGTTACCGTATTCTTAATAACAGCAAAGATAAGGCTATTAGCATATACCACAAGCTAATCGAAAGTGTTCCTGTTCACGCCAGTCCTGTAGAACATCAGGCTACACCGATTGAGTATAAATCTGGCACAGATGATGAATTTATTCCGTTTTATGATTGGCCTGAAGGCATCACCCATCAAGATCGTAATGGAAAGTTCTGGTCAGGGAATTTCTGTGGCTGGATTCAAAATCGTCAGTTAATTCCGAATCATGTTAAGGAGAGTAGTAATGACTAAATCTACTGATGTGTATGATTTGTATGTCGTAACTGCCGAACATTACTATGATTTTCCTCAACATACAGTTTTGCTAGTGGAATATGATGAGGATTCAGATCATTTTGAAATTAGTGATTGTGCAGGGTATTGGCGAACCATTAAATTATTCAATGCCGAAGGAATAACACCACTAGACTTGTTTGAATCACATAGCACGTTCACATCGCAGAGTATTCGGGATCAAATAGAGACTATTGAGATGAAGGTTAGAGGTGGGAAAGTAAGCGATATGGTGAAAAACCCCAATCACTATCAACTGTTCCCAGAGTATGATCTTGAAGTGAAGGATATTAACAAGCGTCTACTGGATAAGATCGAGGACAGTGAGTTTGATATGACGTTCTATGAAGCGGGGTGGTATCAACAGGCGATGCAATATTTTCAGAGATTCTATTCTAAGAATGGCATCGAGGATATTGAGAAAGGCATCCAGACGATGCAGTTCGTGCTAGAGAGTATGAAGGATCGTCACTAAAAGAACGAGGGGCTTTCGCCCCTCTTTTCATTGCTTTTCTTCATAATCCGTAATATCAATCGCTTCTTGCTGCTTATCTGGAACACTTACCCCGAGCATTTCAGCCAGCTTAGACACAGCATTGCTTGATGTGTGGTTGACATTCACCTCTGTTTGATTACTGGTTTTCTTGCCCCATTCAGGGTCATGGCGCTCTAGCGCTCTTAGCAGTAATGAGTTATCATCAGTCAATACAGTTTCGATAGTGTTGCCTTCCCCATCCTTACGAATCTTCTTAGTGCCAGATTTGATACGATCATGCACCTCTGCCTCTAGTCCGCCACGATAGCCATCCAGGGCTTGTTCAACACGCTTTTTGAACGTAGGCTTTATCACGATGGTCATAGAAAGCGCGGCGAGAGATTTTCACAAGAGAGCAGGCACCAGAAATACTCCCCACTTGCTCAAGATGTTTGAGGAATTGACGTTTCTTCTCAGGCGTGAATTTGCCATTATAATTGTAGGCGATGTTATTTGTACCTACAGGCTTGCCACGTTTTTTCTTCACCTTGCCGTCGTCAGTGATAACCAGATTATTACCATCCCACTCAAACTTGCTAGGTGGATAGGCTTGGAATTTCTCTTGAATCGTCATCACTTTATTAACACGCTCTTCCATTTTCTCCTTTGGAGAACGTGTGTCAGGGATAATATTAAAATCGTCTGTTGTGTCAGTCATCTCGACCTCCTATTTGATGAAACAGGCTTGACAGAATATGCCAAGCAACCTATGCTGTTGTAGGACAATTTAAGGGCAGATGTACTTCACACAATGATTTCAGAGGCTTATATGACAAGAACGGAGGCAGAATAATGGACAATGTGGTTATCTGGAATGATGGTACATGGTGTTATGAAGAAGACTTGCAAGAATATTTAGAATTTATGCCTGACGACTATTTTTGCGTTAGCGAAGACACATTCCAAGAAATGCTTGATTCAGGAGAAATTTGATGCTAGACATTCGTACTAACAAAGTGGAGACAACTGCTATTAAGTTTGCAGACACAGGCGCATCTATTCTACGACTAGGTGTTATGGAAGATCAGCCAGTGATTGAGATTCTGGATGAAGAGGGGGAATCAATCGGTGTGTTGCACAGTGAAGCTGATGTAGCAGCAATGGCAAAAGCATTGAACTACATTGCAGTGGAAGGTTGGTTGGAATGAGGACATTAACATTATATGAAGTGGGGGTTGACCCTCTTCCTAAAGATGGCACAGAGATCCTTGTGTTCAGCAAGCACTCTTCTTTTGGCATGTTTGAAAGCCATAGCAGTAATGAAGGGGAGGTTTGCTATATGTATGGAGACATTGCCGATAGCCTAGATGAAGCATTATCTCTAGGGGGCTATGTAAGCACCTCCATAAGTGACGTAGATCACAATGAAAGCAGTATGGCTATCTCTATAGAAGCAGCCTCGCAGAGTCTTGTAGATGGTGTTCTGTGGATGTATTGTCATGAGTATTACGATAAAGTGGCAGAGATGTTCCCATTCCAAACGAAAAACTATTGGGATGTAGCTATTGATGAAGGGTGGCTAGAAATAAAAAACTATGAGTTAGATGAATATTCCGCCATACCTAATGGTGAAGAGATAAAGTTTGACAAATACACTGTTACGTTTCGAGGGAACATCTTCAAAGTAGTGTGGTGCGTCAGGAAGAGTGGAAGTAAAGAATTTTCTCATTTCCACGAATGGAGCAGAGAATGAGCCGAATCAGTATTGAGAATGAAGGTGGAATACATTTCGTATTCGGCAGGCACAGTGAGTATATTGGAAGGCTTGAGTTTTGCCATACAGGGCAATGGAAATATATTCCTAGAGTATTGTATAAGCTCAACCCTGACGATTTGAGAGAACTGTTAGAGTATATCGAAGCTATATAGGAGAACTGAGATGAAAGAGATTACATATTTTGTGAATGGTATGGCAATTATGCGTGAGATGGAGAACGAAGAGGCTGACGACCATCTGGCACGAATTGGCAATAAGCAGATGCGTTGCGTCCATTTCCAAATTGAAGATGAAGAGTATGTCATTCCAGTGGACAAGATTGATGCCGTGTTGACGCATAATGTGAGGCAGGATGAACACTGAAGACTATTCCCACAAAGATCACATGTTAATGAGAGCGCTTGACTTGCTCACCAGACTTAATTGTTCTTACCGATCTGAGTATGATAAGAAATTAGACAAGGCAATGACTGAGAGCCTTTGCCGAGACATCATTGATGAATTTAGGAGAAGAGATAGTGCTTAAAAGTACAAATAATCAGATTGCTAACGCAGCTTCCAATCCATTCCAAGGGAAGGCCAGGAAAGTGCTGTGCGTATGTTCGGCAGGCATGCTTCGCTCACCAACTTTAGCGAATGTTCTGCACAAAGAGCTTGGCTATAACACGCGAGCTGTAGGATTAGCAACAGAATACGCACTCACACCAATGTCCCAGGCGCACGTAGCATGGGCAGATGAAATCGTATTTGTGGACGAAGATTGCAAGACATACCTTAGCGCAGAGGATAGGGATTTCATTGATGAATGGGGTGTGAAAACTGTGACGCTGCACATTCCCGACAATTTCCCTTATGGAGATGGAGAGCTGGAAACGCTGTTGTTGACAAATTACGTGCAGGTGGAATTATGACTCGCATCTTGCATCCAGTGTTTGGTGGCGTAGATATTGAAGATTTAGAGCCAAAACAACTGCTTAGCGTATTCATCCAATGGAGCTTTCTCTACTATGTTCGTATGGAGAGTGTGGTGGATGATAGCGTTTATGATGCTGCGGCGAAGATATTGCTTGATAGATGGGATGAATGGCAATCCCATCCGCATAGTGGGATGGTGACGAAAGCGGATTTAACAGCCGGTACGTTATACACGTTGACATACAAGGATTACCCCACTATTGTAGTCGCCACATCAGAGGATTGGATTCGGCCAGAATGGGCTGAGATTTATAGGAGAGATGATGGGAGGAATATGTGAGTGAGTACGTTGTGCGAAGATACGGAACGGAAATCGACCTTTCCATAGAAGGAAAACAGAAATGCCCTAAATGTGCCAAGAAAGGAAATGACAGGGACTCTGACAACCTTCATGTGTATGGACTAGATTCAGAGGGAAGGCACAGAGGCGCATTTTGTTGGGCATGCGAGCATACAATACCCTCCGAAGAGTATTTAGAAGAGATGGCTGAAGAAGCCTCAGATGACGAACAGGAGTTTGATATAATGGGTAAGCCTTTTGACAATAAGGTTAGAGAAGAGATTAAAGCACAGACAGGCATGGATACCAAAAACTATCGAGGTATTCGTACTGATGTAAGTAAGCACTTTAATGTACGTTACCAGTACAGCGAAGAGGATGGGAGCGTAGAAAGCACTCTCTACCCAACCACTAAGGATTATAAACTCTCTGGGTACAAGGTGAGGAAGCATCCTAAAGATTTTACCTCTCCTATCGGAGAAACAGGGAAAGAGTGTGATCTGTTTGGTGAGTTCAAATTCAAAACACACTCAGGCATCGTACTGATTACAGGCGGAGAGCATGACATGCTTGCTGCCTACCAGATGCTCTTAGATAATCAAAAGAGTGACAAGTTTGACCCTATCGCTGTGGTAAGTCCAACTCTAGGTGAGAGTGGCGCGCACCGTCAAATCCAGAAACGGTACAAGTTTTTTGAGAATAAGAAGAAAATCGTAGTTTGTATGGACAATGATGAAGCTGGCCGGAAAGCAACAGAAAAAATCTGCCAAGTATTGCCTCGCGGGAAAGTGAGCATCATGCACATGCGTTATAAAGACCCAAATGAGTATGTGCTAAGAGGAAAGCAGAATGAATTTATCTCAGATTTCTGGTCGGCCCGTCCCTGGACGCCTTCTGGTGTGCATGGGTCGTCTAGTTTATATGATGCGGCTCTCAACTATACTAGCATTACCAAACTCTCCCTGCCGCCTTTTATGAAGAAGGCTCAAGAGATGTTTGGCGGAGGTTTGGTGAAGAATGAGCTTAACGTGATATTCGCCAAGACAAGTCAAGGCAAGTCTCTGTATGTGGACAATATGGTGACGCATTGGGTAAATAAGGAGCCTGATGAAGTTGTCGGCATTATGTCCTTGGAAGCTGCAAAGGATAAGTATGCAACGAACATCTTCTCAAGACAGTTGGGAGTCAATTTATTAGGCATGCAGGGTGAAGATCGTCTTGAATACCTCCGACGCGAAGATGTTAAAGAGAAGATCAAAGATTTCACTCAGAAAGAGGATGGTTCTGACAGATTCTTTGTTTACGACAACCGTGGCTCAAATATTGAAGACACTAAAGAAAGCATCCTAGAGATGATTATTCACCTGGGCGTTACATTGCTAATCTTTGATCCTTTCAGTGACCTGACACAAGGCATGGATTTAGGCGCTCAAGAAGAGCTTCTGTCATGGCTTAAAAAGTTGATACTTGAGTACCCAGCACTGAGCGTTGTACTGGTCTGCCACACCCGTAAGTCGCCACAGGGAAGCGTAGGCTCGCTTGCAGAAGATGACATTATGGGTACGTCCACCATTATGAAGTCATCCTCTCAGACTATTAGCATCGAGCGTGACAAGTTGCATGACAACCCTATAATGCGAAATGTCAGTCTAATCACTATCCACAAGAACCGCCATTTTTCAGATACAGGCCCAGCAGGAGAGGTCTTTTATGAACATTCTTCTGGAAGGTTGTACGATTGGGATGAGTACAAAGAACAGAACCCGGATGTTGCAGAAATGGCTGAGGAGAGATTGGAAGAGTAGACTTACCTCATGGGG